GTCAGAACCTTGGTGAAATCACGGATATTGAGTACTTCAAAAAGAAATTATATAGGTCGCTCAATGTACCCCCATCAAGAATGGACGGAGAAGGAGGATTCAATCTGGGAAGATCCTCTGAGATATTAAGAGATGAAGTAAAATTCAGTAAATTTGTTGGACGTTTGAGAAAGAGATTCTCGAATATGTTTACTGATATGCTTAAAACTCAACTACTTTTAACCAATGTAGTTACTCCTGAAGATTGGGAAGTAATGAGTGAGCATATTCAATATGATTTCTTATATGATAATCACTTTACTGAATTAAAAGAAACTGAATTAATAAATGAAAGAATGGCATTACTTGCTACTGTAGAACCTTATATTGGTAAGTATTATTCTCAAGATTATGTTCGTCGTAGGATTATACGTCAAACAGATGAAGAAATCCTTGAAGAAGATAAGAAGATTGAACAGGAAATTAAAGATGGTATTATTCCTGATCCTGCTGATATGATGTTAGATCCAGAAGGTTCTGGTGGAATGAGACCATTACCAATTGAAGGAGAACTTGGTGCTAATGGTGCTGGTGGTGAACCCGATGCTGCACTTAGATCTATGGATGTAGATTCTAAAGCAACAACTATGGATGCAAATATAGTTAAGCCTAAAGGCGGAGAAATATAATGGATAAGGATCAGCCTCAGAAAGATGAGGCTGGCAAACCATTTTTAAAAGTAGATTGGAATGTAAAACATATTCGTATGCTACATACTGCTGTTTCTTATTATGTTGAAAGAATGTATCCTAAAAATGTAAAAGATGTTAATGGTGAAAAGGAAAAAATGGTGGCAATGAAAGAGATGCTTTATAAAATGATTCTTGAGTTTAATTTTCAGTCGCAATAAATAGTGTCTAAATAGATTATAGTTACTCATTTGACACTATTAACATGGATGAACTTATGGATATGATTGCTGCGGATGATTCAGCCTCACAGGTTAGCGATAAGATAAAAGATCTTTTATACGCTAAATCCTCTCAGAGAGTTGATGAATATCGTCCAGCTGTGGCATCTGGTGTTTTTAATTCTGATAATGGACCCACTCAACCAGAAGTTGATGCATCAGCAGAAATAGAGGTAGAAACGGAAGTTGAAACTGAGGAAGAAGAGTAATTATAAATAACTAGTAAATGAATTTTAATACTATAAGGTTTGTATAAATGGCTCATCAACCCGTAGGAACTGGCTCATCAATAGTGGTGTCTGTCGGTGCTGGACATGCAAGGACAAGTGGAGTAATTTCACATATGTCTGATACATTGAGAGTTGCCATTGTTGGTGATTCAGATTTACAAGGAGCACATGTTGCGATTTCTAAAAGTGAATTTTCACCTGCTGCAGATGCAACCGATTTTCTAGTTCTTAAAGATAAGCCTGCGACCATTAACATTTTCAGACCATCTTCACAGAGGGTCGTTGGAATTACTACTGGAGCAACCACATTAATTGATTTCCCAGAAGGAACAGGTTCTCCTTTTGGTGTTAATGATATGGTTACTTTAAGAGTAGATGGTCAACCATACTTTGAAGCTTCTGTAGGATTTTCTACCGTAACCAAAGTTTGGAATGGATCTGGAAGAAATGGTTATTATTCAACTAGAATAACAGTTAATGCTGATACTTCTGGTATTAAAACTGATTATGTTTCCACCAATTGGGCGGAGTTGAGAAGTTCATTTAAAGTTAGTTCATTTGGAATTGGTCTTGGTGCAAAAACTGGAGCACTCTATTTCCAACAAGTTCAAATCACAGGGGAAGGTTGATGAAACTCATTACGGAAGAAATTGAGTCAGTAGAATTTCTTGTCGAAAATAGAAACGGTAAGAAGTCAATGTATATTGAGGGTGTTTTCCTACAGGGAAATATCAAGAACCGTAATGGTCGTATGTATCCAATGGAAACTCTTAGGAGAGAAGTTGGACGTTATAACGAAAATCACGTTGCTGCTGGAAGAGCTCTTGGAGAACTTGGTCATCCCGAAGGTCCTACCGTAAATCTCGATAGGGTCTCCCATAAAATTGTATCTTTAAAAGAAAGTGGATCCAACTTTGTTGGAAAAGCTAAAATTTTAGGTACACCAATGGGTAAAATTGCATCTTCACTTATTGACGAAGGTGTAAAATTAGGTGTTTCATCTCGTGGTATTGGTTCATTGAAACCAACCCGTGAAGGTGTAAACGTAGTCGGTGACGACTTTATGTTAGCAACTGCTGCTGACATCGTTGCTGATCCTTCTGCTCCCGATGCATTTGTTGAGGGAATTATGGAAGGAAAAGATTGGGTGTGGGACGGTGGTATACTTCGTGAGAAGTTTGCTTCTAAGACGTATCAAGAGATTGATACATTGACTACACAGAAGAAATTAGAAGAGCAAAAATTGGCTTTATTTAATAATTTCTTATCAAACTTATAAATATTCTAAATAAATATAGATTTAATAACGTATAAATCGGAGAAACTTCAAATGTCTAGTGGACAAAAATTACAAGAAATGGAAGTAGGCACTAAGCAATCCAAGACTGCTGTTAATGCTAATGCGAAACCAGCAATGCCTATGGAAAAAGGTGCTACTTGGGAAGACCTCGGAGGTCCAACCCCAGACAACTATAGCCCAACAAACGACTCGGCTAAGTTGAAAGACCCTGCTGGTAGTTTGAAGCAAGTATCTGATGTGGTTACTAATCGCAAAGGAAAAACTCTGAAGCAAGGAGACGAAGCTGAAGTGGCAGACAATCAAGAAATTGTGGCAGAAGAGCCAGCTACCGAAGAAGTAGTCGCAGAAACCGAAGTATCTACAGAAGATGTAGTTGCTGAAGAGGAAGCAGTTGAGTATGATATGGAGGATGATCTTAATGCTCTTGTCAAAGGTTTAGAACTCAGTGAGGAGAACCAAGGCAAAGCAAAGACAATCTTTGAATCTGCTATCAATTCAAAAGCTTCAACAATCCGTGCAGAGATCCAAGAAGAGTTCGATTCTAAATTGGATGAGCACGTAGAAGAAATTAAGGTAGGTCTACAAGAACGTGTAGATTCTTACCTTGAGTATGTCGCCGATGAGTGGTTCGATGAGAACCAACTTGCCATTGAAAATGGCCTTAAGGCAGACATGACCGAATCATTCCTTGAAGGAATGAAGGGTCTATTTGAAGAACATTATGTAGAAATCCCTGAAGAAAAATATGATGTCCTTAAGAGTATGGTAGAAAAACTTGATGACATGGAAACCAAGCTCAATGAGCAAATAGAAAAGAATATCAATCTCAACAAGAGTCTCGCTGAGGCAACTGCTGATGGTATCCTCGAATCTGTTTCTGATGGCCTTGCCGCCACACAGAAAGAGAAGCTCGCTTCACTTGCTGAAAGTGTAGAGTTTGAAAGTGACGAAGAGTATCGTGAAAAATTGGAAACTTTGAAGGAATCTTATTTCACTTCAAAAGCTCCAACTGCTAAGTCTGAAAATCTTTCAGAAGGAGTAGACAATGCAGAGGGTCTTGAATCTCATACTGCATCAATGTCTTCTTATCTTAAGACACTTTCAGCTTTCAAAAACTGAATTTAAAATTATTCAAACGTAAACACTATTAGGTACACAACGATGTTCCAATCAGAACATCTAGTTGAAAAGTGGAAGCCACTTCTAGAGTATGAAGGTCTCGATAAAATCGAAGACAATCATAAGAGGTCTGTTACTGCTGTTCTACTAGAGAACCAAGAAAAATTTTTAAGAGAGTCTGCATCTTTCCAAGATAGCGGATCACTCCTTACCGAAGCCGCACCAACAAACTCTGCAGGTAGTAATCCTCCAGGTTTTAGTGGTACTGCAACTGCATCAGGTCCTGTTGCTGGTTTCGACCCAGTTCTAATCTCATTGATTAGACGTTCTATGCCAAACTTGGTCGCATATGACCTTGCTGGTGTACAGCCAATGTCTGGTCCTACTGGACTTATCTTCGCAATGCGTTCTCGTTATGAGAAGCAAGCTGGAGACGAGGCATTCTATAAGGAAGCAAACACTGCTTTCTCTGGAATGAATGCTAGTTATAACAATACCTCTGGATTCGGTAATACATCCGTTGGTTTTGGTACAACTAACCAGACAGGAACAAACCCATCTGTTCTTAACCCAACTTCTTCTGCTACTTCTACCGACTATAACGTTGGTCAGGGTATGGAAACAAGTCAGGCTGAGGCACTTGGAACTTCTGGTTCAGCAGCTTTCAACCAGATGGCATTCTCAATCGAGAAAGTCACTGTAACTGCACGTTCCAGAGCACTTAAAGCTGAGTACTCATTAGAGCTTGCTCAAGACCTTAAGGCAATCCATGGCTTGAATGCTGAAGCTGAGTTAGCAAATATCCTTTCAACAGAGATACTTGCTGAAATCAACAGAGAAGTTATTCGTACCATTTACAAGACTGCTGAACAGGGTGCTGTTTCTAACACAGCAACTGCTGGTATCTTCGACTTAGACATCGACTCAAACGGAAGATGGTCTGTTGAGAAGTTCAAAGGACTTCTGTTCCAGATTGAAAGAGATGCTAACGCAATCGCACAAAGAACTCGT